GATAATCTTATTTATCTCTAACAGTCCTTCCAGAAGCACAAATTTATGATCATGATGTTACAATTTGTTACATAGTTGCTACATCAGTCAAAGTTAAACCATTCAAAACGCTTGCAGGATGTTCTTCTACCGTAATTGAAGGAATATTTATATATTTGCTAGCTCCTATAATTGATACACAATAATTTATGTTATTTAAAGTATTGTTATGTATGTATAAATTGTAATCAGAATCCTCTTTAACAAACATGTTGCCGTTTCCAGACATAGAGCATTTATGCCCTCCTTTCTTTACCGGGTAATATACTGCTAAGTCGATTTTTTTAAAATATCCATTTTCGTATACCGTAACCGTTAGTAAAGTATATAAATATTGTTTTAATTTCGTAGGCTTAATGCAAATAACAGGCCCTTCGCCAACGTATGCTATACACATATTCATGGATGCTAATCCTTTTGTTTCATTTGTTGCAAGTGGAAGAAGTCCTTCCAGTACTGAGGCATTGGCTTTCAACGCCTCACTTAATTCCATCTTTTCCATAATATTTTTTATTTACCAGTTTCCAAATTGTTTTTCTTATAATCCTGCCATGAGTCGGCGAGCTGCCCCACCGAAGCGGAAGTGTAGAGGTCAAGTATATGAATCTCGTCATCGGCAAGCTCCACAAGCTCGTTCCGATAGATCTTCTCCGCAAGCACGTGCGCCGGAAGACCGGGCACGTTCCTGTAAATGCCGTCAGCAATATCCTTACGGATATCCGCTATCACCATATCCTGTCTGTCTATCCCCGTGAACAGGGGAAATTTTGTAAAATCAACTTTCATAATATTCTTAATTAAATACTGTTATCCGCAATAAAACATAACCCAATAATTGCCCATACATTTAACGAATCCGGACGCATAATCCAGATCAATGGAGGACATCTCTTTTCCTCCGGGGGCAGGCAGGATGCGCCCGCCTGTCAGTCTTACCCCGCCGCTCATACGTTTGAAGTATATGGTATGTCCCGGAACATCCGGAGGAAGTGTCACTTCTATATTACCCGTATTAATAAACATCACATTGTCATCATTGTTATTCAGGGAAGTGCTGACGGATATGTTCCTCCAGTTCCCCACTATGCCATGAAGAGACACATAACTGTCATTGTTCGGATGAAGGAAAATGTTACCCCCCTCCACGAACAGAGGAATGCTCAGGGTCTTGATGTGCATCCCGATCATGGCATTCGGACTCTGTATGTCAATTCCGGCATCATACGATATCCCTTCGATTGTGACAAATTTCGTGTTCCCTCCGATTTTTACACGTGCAAATGTCCTTTCGTTATAAAACTCTATCTGTCCGGCGGATAGGTTGAAACCGACATGGGAATCCGTCCCCTCATAAAGAGTTTTTGAGGACAACATACCGGAATCTATGGAAAACGGACCGATACGTCCGCTATCCGCCGTGATTTTTCCGCTGATATCCACATTGACCGCCCTGATACCGTCCGCATCAATCATGGACGCCTTGATCTTCTCGGTCAGCAACAGCTTGGTGGCGATAAAAGTCCAGCTCTGTGCTACCTCCCAGTATTTTATTTTTCCCGAAGCCACATTCTGTTTGGGGGTTTCCGTCGAAACCGACGTATGCGAACGGATGCACAGGTACAGCAGGTTGTCATAAAGTACAATGTCGTAAAACTGCTGCCCTTGCTTGCCCTCCAGGTAAGACACAGACGCCTCCCATACACGCATACGCATGCGCGCCCCCTTATCTCCCTTGTCACCTTTTGGAGCAAAACTGACCTGTCCGGTTCTAGTCACCAACGGCATATCACCTCCTTATTCCTTGGTTGTGATGGTCCATGCCACGTTGCCTCCTGCCTGCTGGCACATGTCCCAAGTACACGTGCCGGAAGTGGCTGCTGTACCGGAAGTAGACGGGTTAAGGACTACTCCTGCACTGTCCATGAACACGAAATAGAAAGTCATGTCCTTGTACTTGGTGGTACTTCCACGCTTGACCAGAATGGGCTTATAGACCACCGTGTCACCACTTTCCCGGATGGTCTCGTCCTCGGGCGTGGGATTCAGGATCAAATCAAACGGATCGGACGCATCCATTACGGACTGCGTGTCCTGACCGATGAGCTTGCCGCCCTGGTACACCTCCGCCTTGAACACACCTGTCGTGTCAACCATATCGTTGGTGACGGTCAATGTCTGTGTGGTCTTTCCGCTCAGCACGCTCCACGCACCGTTGACCTGGTTGTACCACTTGTACGCCAGTCCGGTAGTGATCTCGTCACTGCCCATGCGCGCTACGGCTTTCAGAATGCAGCTCTGCCCTTTGTCCCGAAGGGTAAAATACTTGTTGTCACCGGCAATGATCGTCACATGCTTTTGGTTTCCGACCCCCTTGGTAATGGGGATGCTATAGACGAACTGGACGGTGTCGCTGGTATTCCCAACGGTCACGGTGGCTTCACCCTTGATGGTACAAGAGGCCGCTCCGCTCGCCTTGACCAGATTCTTGACGATCTGCAATCCGTAGTAATCCGTCGTACCGGGCTGGTAAGGGATAAACTTGAAATGTCCCGTCTCACCGCCAAACGTGTTGGTGGAGACATTGCCCGAGAACTTGATCTCGACATCATTGAAATACCATTTCATGGAGGAAGGAACCACCAGCCCTTCCGCCACCCGCGAAGAGGTGAGAATGAAGGACAAGACGGGCTTGAGCGAAGCGAAATCCGGTGCGATGTTCGTCGGCGCGGACGCTTCGCCCATATACTCCTGATACAGATCTCCCTGGTTACACTGGATGGCAGGCATGTATACGCCGCCCTTTTGCGAAAATATGACCTGTCCGGTCGCGCTGGCCAAACTCATGACGCTCCTCCTTCCCCGGTCGTTTCCGTACTATCCGTGCCTTCGGAGCTTTCGGTGTTGTCCTCCCCCCAAGAGGCAGGTGTGAATACTTCGACGGGATGGTCCGTACCGTCTATCTCTTCTTTCGCCGCCTGCGGGGTCAGGCAGACGCCGCCCGCTTCCTTGGCCCTGTCAAATACCGTGTCGCCGGGGAAACGTGCCACGTCCGCCTGCCACAATAATACATTGCCATCCGCTGTCCTGTTGCGGATATCGGTCAGATGCAACCGGTCGGCAACCTCCTTCGTTACTTTAATGTAAAATGCCATAATTCTATTGTTTTTAATGTTATCCAAATTTTCTTACTACTACCGCCTTGCCCCCCTGTGTGAGCACCTTGCCGCCTTGTGTCAGCGCCACGTAAGGGCCTCTGTCCTCCACCTCCAGCTTTAACATCATGCCGTTGCTGAAAGGTATCCTGGGAGAGTATCCGTCGGCAACCTTGGCATATCCGGCATCTCCGCTCTTCTTGACGTACCAGTGGCAGTTAAACATGGCGGATGGATTCGGGATAACCCCCATGGTATCCCGAATGACGGGTCTGGGAAAGATGGCGTAAGTCCCATCCGGAACACCCGTAGGTACGCCCTCCCAGTCGGCTTCAATCTTCGGAATCCTGCGGCGTATCACCGTAGAGACTGCCGGGTCCGATGTGCCCGGGGTTGATGCCGGAGTCCCGGAAGCCGCATAGGTGGCCTTGCAGACAATCGTGATGTCATCACCTATATAATTGCGGTCAATCTTATATACATTCTTGTTCAGTGATACAAACTCCCAGTCGTTGTCACCCGCTCCTGTGGTTATCGCCTCCAGCGCTCCCGTAGACAACAGACGGTACCAGAAGAACTTGCATTTGCCCGTAGCCGTCACGTCCGTGTCGCCTACCATCAGTTTAGCCGTGATGGTCTGTGCGGTGATGTCACGCACCGGGTTCCAGTCCAGCGTGGACGGGCTGTCTATCGTCAATACGGGGATCGCATCCGTACCGTCAACCGCGCGGACAAGACAGCTCATCTGAAAAGTAAACAGCTGTCCGGTACGTGTGTCGGCATATTCCGCGTAAAACTCCAGCGTGACGGGTTTTAGGACGGTGACATTTTTTTTCATTGTGATCTGTCCCTTGCTGTCACCGGACTCCGTAATGCTGTAGCCTGTGTTTGTCGATGTGATAAGTGTGCGTGTGGTTCCGATGCGCTCGTACCACTTCATGTTGGTCAGCCTGGAGTTGACCGCCCCGATTTTAGTCACCGCTTCCGGATCGGTGGCGTTGCACCGCGGAAACAGGACCAGCGGTGTCAGCGTATAGTCCGGAGTGTATTCAGCTTTGTCAGCCTGGTAGACCTGCATGTCCGGCACGCTGCCCACCACCTCGATGTTACAACTGGTTTGTAACAGCCGGTAGTTGATTTCTATTTTTCGTTGCTTTGTTGCCATTGTATAAAACCATTTTAAAATGTTACAAAATTCTCCGCCACTTCAAACTGCTGCCCGTCACGCAATAACGCCTGTGCTTTAAACGTACACACCCGCATGTTGGTATAATTCGGTCCGAGATCATCTATCGTCAGAGGAAGATTTTTCCCGGCGCCGGCACGCTTCACCGCCCATGCGTTATCTTCTGATACATTCCCGGTATCACGCGTCCAGCTCACATCAGCGTCAAGTATATGATCTGTCACGTCACGGTTGTACAGCTTGCCGGTAATATATAACGTTGTGGAAAAAGTCTCGATATCAAAATACCACCCCTTTGTGCTGCCGATCTCTATCGTAAATTCCGGGTTCCCTTCCAGCATCGCCCATCCGGCCGCCGCATATTGCGGTTCGTCGGCTGTTCCCGTCATCAGGCACTTCCATTTGCAGCCGTAGTGCCAAACCGTGTCCGCCCGCTCCTGCGTATTGGTGTAAGGATTGTCAGAGGACGCGACTTCGGCCGACCAAAAGCCACGGTCCACCAGTTCCTGTACGGGCAGTCCCTGCCAGTCCACCCGGTAAAGTTCACCGAAGATGCCGGCACGGGCGAATATGTACGAGTGCTTATAGTTGACGGGGAGATTGTCAAACAAATCCAAATTGGGCAAACGCCCCAATATCATGTAATAGTTGTTCTGTTCCAAGACAGGCTTCGTTACTCCTTCCAGCCAGACAAGACATTTATCCGTGGTGGCGGACAAATACCAGTAGCTTTGCCTGTCCTCATTGAAGGCGTTTCCTCTTCTGGTAATGATCGTCAACTCTGTGGGAGGATAGTTTTTACCGCCCGGCACCTCACTGTCCGGGTATGACAACACCGAGATGGAGTTGGCCGGGACATTCTTGGACAGCACGCGCATCCACGAGGCGTAATACTCCCCCGTTGAAAAGAGGTTGTTTACAATCCCGTACACTATATCACCCTCCTGGAATGCGGTGAAGTCATTCTCCCAGCGCTTGCGCAATTTCAGGGTATAAGTTCCGTCGCTCTCTAAAGCCACGGACTCAATGACTCCGTTCTCGGAATATGAGGTGTCGCCTTCCTGTGCGTTCAGACGGTTATAGATGATTTCCTTGAACACTGCGGAGCCGCGTACCTCAAGACGCTCGAACTGACCGCGCCCGTCAGGATAGATACCGGCACCTTTACCGGCAATCATGGAGTCGATGAACTTGCCGAACTTCAATAAGAAATTTGTTCCGTCCGCTTGATCCTTACGAAGGAACATTACTAAGGAGCGCAATGCGGAATACACGTTACTATCCGTGGCCGGTGTAGAGTCATTCCTTCTTATCACATACACACCGCTGTCACCATCGCCCGTATAGGTCTGTCCCTTTAGGGTAAGGCTCTCAACCTTTTCCTCCAGCTCCCCGATACGAGAATAGGCGGCGGTTTCCCCGACAGTATATATAGGGGAATCATAAGCTAAATCAAGATTGAATTCAAATCCGATAACCCTTGACTGTCTTCCGTTCTCGAAATAAGCCTTGTTGATAAGGTTGACCTTTTGACCGATGCCATAGAAATTATGAACGCCATCCTCACGGTATGCGTCATTTGACATCATCGTGCAGCCATAGGTACTCGGGTCTATCTTGGATTTGGCAGCGTACTTTTCAGTCTTTTCCTTCAACTCCTGCTCGGCGGCACCCACAAGCCCCAGCTCGGTTATTTTCGTACTGTCCCAGCCGGAAAGCACATATTCATCTCCATCCTGGGGAAAGAGCACATCACCGGGAAGCGGTCTGCCATAGTCCTCATTCCTGACTATCTCCCAAAGCTGTGCCTCAGGGTTCCATCCGCCATCCTCCAATTTCTCCGGCTTTCCCTCAGGATTGAACTTCACGGCAAACTCCAAACCGTTGAGAAGCCCGGATGCGAAACGTATCCTCAGCTCCTGACCGGGGAGGATATATTTCTCGGAAAAGTTAACACCCGTGTCCCTAAAGCGGTAGGCATTCCATTTTTCCTCGGTGGTTGTGCCGTCCTCATTCTCCACCTTGTCCGTCACTTCGATAGTGGTGACATCCGACATGATGCCCGTTCTTCGAGGATAGACTTCATCGAAGATAACCACCTGCTCGACGGCTTCCTCGGTAGTCATATCAGGATAAGCGTCAATGCAAGGAGTGCCTTCGGGCAACATTAAGCGTTTTTGCACCACGCCGTTCACAACCACGGTCTCGTCAACCGGACGGTAGTCAGATGGGATATTCTTTGTTGAGCCGAAAGCGTAGATACGGGTGGCATAGGTGGACCGGGATTCTGACTGTGACATTTCCTGCACGTTTTTCCCGATCTCGAAAATCACCGCATCGCCGGACTCACAACGCCCGAAATGGATGATGTTTTCAGTCACCCAGCATTCGCAATCCCATTTCTTTGCCATCTCAAAACAAGCGTCAAGGATGTTGATGTTGTCGTAAGTCATCAGTAGCGCCTTATTCTCTACAGTGCTGTCAATGGAGAAAACAAAATCCTGTCCTTTGTATGTGTAACCAAGAGCCTTCAAATTTCTAAGGACTATACCGGCTTGTACGTCAAGCGGGGCGGTCAGGTTCCAGGACGCCTCCTGTCCGGCCGTTTCTGGGGTATATTTGAAGATTTTGTTTTTCCATTTCCAGTAGTAGGCGTCAAGTCTTAATTCGTAATCGTAGCCGGCGGTATTGGTGTTGAATGCGGGCTTCTGCAAGTCGCACACCTCGAACAATCCGAAGTTACATTCCACGTATGAGCCAAGTTTGAAATATATGGGATTCTCTAAGGAGAACTTTAACATGATGTAGTCCTCCTTCATCAGAGTGAACTTACGCTTGCAGCCTTCATTAATCAAAGTTGTAAGCTGGATAGCACCGGATATGTCTTTGATGTCGATTTGTTCCATGTCTTCAAAGTTCGGGGATAAAAAAAAGAGTGCCCAATTTTGAGCACTCACATACACGACAATAAAACCAATGTCGTGAATTAGCTTCTGTTTGCCGGATTTGGCTCGTTAAACTTGGCTGAAATTTTTCCGAAAGTTCGGTCTAAACTCTGTGCGTAAGTGACACTCTTGCCAGTATAAATAAGATGGTAAACCTCGCTACTATTAGCAGGAATCTGAATATCAACCACACCTTTATACAGCTCATCAAAGAAAGCTTTCTTCTTTGCTTGATAATCAGACTGAGAATTACTCTCGATAGTGAACGAAAGAGTTATTTCCCTCTCATCGACTTTAGGATTATTGATTATTACCCGTTTCCCATGTTCAAGTCGGCTTTTGTTCTCAATAAAATCCTTCATGGAAGCGGATGCCCCAATAACATCAAGAAACCCCTCTCCCATTCTCACACCCCATGTTGTATAAGCGTTTTCGCCATTAATTAATAATTCATCCATAGACTATAATTTTGCTGTATTCTTTTTAACTTCTGCTATATCTCTTTGCATCTGTTGAATAGGTTTGACGATTGCCCCTGTATTTTCTGAAATCTGTACCAATTCAAGATAAGATTGTGCTATCAAATCTCGCGTATCATCAGCGATATTCCTTGTTTCCGTATTTATGGAAAGTAGAGCATCTGCTTTTACTGTCAGTAGATTAAGTGATTGAGATTGAATAATATTCTGATTCTTTATCTCTTCTCCTGCAATCTGCAATGCTGTAAACCGCCCGTTCAACTCTTCGCCGGTATCTTGAGACATGGTTTGGAAACCTTTGCTGCTTGCAGACTGGGAAGCTGCTTCCTGTGAAATCTTGTCATATCCGGTTGCTGCGGCAAGCTCGTCACGGAGCTTCATGGCTTCGTCCACATAACCCATGTATTCATCCATCAGCTCCTTACGCTCATTATTATCAAGCGTACCATCATCCTTCATGGCTTCACCGAATTTATCATACCATGTCCTCAGTTTGTCACTAAACTGTTCACCGATGGCATTTGACAGCATCGCCTGCATGAAATATTTGGATATGTCATCAGCAAAATCCTCCGCACTCTTCTCCATATCCATCAGACTGCTTATAAAACTGTCATACATGGAATCGAATGACATTCCGATCAGGCCCTCATAAAGACTGTCGGTCAGTTCTTCCAGTTTTCCTGCCTGCTCTATATAATCATCCAGCTTGTCGGTAACACGCTCACCGTAACCTCCCTTACCGGAAGATTCCATGATATCCCATAACCATACGTCCGACCGTAGAGCCTTCATCTGTTCGGGGGTCAGATTCCACAAGGAATCGGTGCCGGAGAAATCCTGCATGCCGGTAGCTTTTCTTGCGTGTTCCAGCATTTCATCCGTCCATTTCAGATAATGCTGCCAGCTGCCATGGCTCTTATGATATCCGGCTTGCTCCTTTGCTATTTGCAGATAGTTTTTATTGACTTCCTCCTGATACTTTACAGCTTCCCTGTAAGATTCAACCGATTTCATTCCCTTGCTTGCCTTCATCTCGTCAGTCAGATCCTCGATGGCCGTTTGCAAAGTTTCATTCCTGTCCGTCAGCCTGTCTATCGTTTCCTGTACTTCCTTGGCGTTTCCACCTATTCCAAACAGGGAGTTGAAGCCTCCGAATGAGATTGCGTTCAGGATGTTTCCTATGCCGTTCCTCAATGACTTGCCGATTGTGACAAACAAATCCCCTGACAAGACATCACCGATAATTCCACTGACAGCGTTCAGAACAGCATCAAGCAGACCACCGACAAGATCACTTAATCCGTCTTTGAGTACGTCAATGATGGACAGAATCCATCCGACAATGGGGACCTCCTTAAGAGATTCTGACGTTTTTCCTATGACATCCTTGAATCCGTTCACGGTTTTGATAATTCCGCTATATGCGTTATACAATCCACCGGATGAAATCTGCTGCAAGCCTCCCAACAAATTTTCCATGCTTGCTTTCAGTCTGGTGGCGGTATCAGTCACATTACGCTGGGCCTGATTGGCGATATCAGTCTGTGTCTTCACATTGGCGGATGCAATGTCAGCATTCTGCCGTGCTGTTTCAAGAGCGTTTGCTGCGGCTTGTTTCTCACTTTCCGTTCCGCCCTTCTGCGCTTTGGTGTAATCATCCTGTGATTTCTTTAGTCTTTCCAAAGCAGCTGTTTCAATCCCTATGGCACTGATACGATTCTGTTCTGCTATTTGATAGGCTTTTACATCCTCTCCAAGTTTCTTGAAGTTGACTCCACTTGTACCACCCAAAGACTTTTCCATCTGGCTGATGGCGTCAATCAATGATTTCTGGCTTGCCTGATCGGAGTTCTTGAACTTGTCAGTCCGTACATATTTTTTCGCTTCGTCCAAGGCGGGCTTTATCATGTCGGAAAACATGGAACCAAACTCACCGAACACAGTAACCCAATCTATATTGGCTTTTATGGCTTCTGTTTCCTTGTTCTGTATGGCAACATCACGTTGTTTCTCCAGTAACTTTACTTGTGCACTATTAACACCGTTTTCTTCCTGTGCTTTCCTTATTTTTTCCGCATACTCTTGGGCGATAGCCAATTTCTGCTGCTGGAACGTGCCATATTCTTTCAAGTAGTCGTTCAAAGCCTGTTGTTCGGCTTTCAGCTGTCCTTCAGTTACATCGGAGATATCTTTATCTCTCATACTTTCGGCATTGGTATAAGCTTCTGAAATTTTCTGTGCCTGCTTGTCGGTCAGCTTACCGTTACCGGCTTTGCTCCATTCTTCCTCCTGTTTTCTTATCGCATCAATCTGTTTCTGATAATCAAGGTCAATCTGTTTCAACTTCTTTTCCGTGCCTTCTCTCATCAGGTTGATTTCATCCTGTTGGTTCTGACGGTGAAGTGAAAGAAGTTGTTCGGCTGTCTTTTTTTGTTCTTTTTTTTGCTTTTCAGCAGCTTTTTCCTGCTTGGTCAGTGCGCTTCCGGTTACTCCGCCCAGCTCCTTGTATGTCTTTTCGGATGCCTCCATCTTATCTTTGGCTTCTTTCACCTGTTTCGATGTAGCCGTCTGATCTTTGATTAAGGCCTCGTACCCTTTTTTCGCTTTCTCCCATTCGACTTTAGCATTTGCCAAATCCTCTTGATATGTAGTTTCTTGTGTTTCCTGTCTGTTCTCAACTTCCAATTGGGTATTGATTTCTGACAAGACATCTTTTCTTGCGTTTGCCAATTCATTTTTCAGGTCTTCGATACGCTGTGCCTGAACCTTCATTTCGGAACGGTTGTTCTCCTTCTTAGCTAAATTATAAGCCCATTCCGCACTTTTTATCTGTTGTTCCAAGGACTCGACTATAGCCTGTTTTGACAGTGTTCTGGATTTTACAACTTCTTCATTATATGCCTTCCAAAAACCAGTCAAATCCTGTATATGGCCTTTCTCATCAACATATTTCCTAAAGAGTGCTGGATATAGTTCCTCAATATCTTTTAAAGCTTTAAGTTTAGTAGTCTCGGCTTCCACCTCGCTATTAATGGTGCTAACAAGACCTTCCAAAGTACGTTTCCGATCTTCTTCGTCCGTGTTGAGTTTTTCTATTTTCTTGTTGTACGAGTCCAAAGCACGTTCAGCAGATGTTGTGCTGTCGGATAATGCCCACATGGCAGCTCCAAGCCCTACAACCGCCGTTGCCAACAACACATAAGGATTGGTAAGCATTGCAGCGTTTAAAGCTAACTGCGCTTTTCGTGCCAATAAACGGGCATTGGTAAGTCCAATCTCCACAAGAGTATGTTTACTTTCGGCAGCAGTAACAAGCATCACTGCGGTCCGGTATGTACCATAAGTAACCACTAATCCAGCCAAGATCTTACCTACTGTTTCATAATTCTGAATCAACGAAGTTGTCATTTGAATACCGTCCATGATAACACTTTCCGACTTTGTTCCCAATTCGTTAAACACGGAATCCAAAGCATCCTGCATCATAGACAACTGACCATTGATAGTCTTTGAGGCATTCTCAGACATATTATAGAACTTACCACCTGCGGAAGTTGCATCAATGAATGCCTGTTGAACCATTTCAGCGGAAACAGCACCTTTGGACATTTCATCTTTCAAAGTTGCGATAGATTTTCCGGTCTTTTCGGAGATAATCTGTAACGGGTTGAATCCAGCGTTTATCATTTGATTCAAATCCTGCCCCATAAGTTTACCCGCTGCTGACATCTGTGAAAATGCCAAAGTTAGCGAATTGAACTTACTGGATTCCCCCATAGAAATATCACTAATGGCTTTCAAGTATTTGATAGTGTCTTCTGCTTGTATGTTAAATCCAAGCATCATCTTTTCTGCTCCAACCATATCTGACATAGTAAGTGGAGAAATCTTAGCCAGCTCCTTGATTTGCGGAATCAGTTGTCCTGCCATATCCTTTCCAACCATAGTCTCAATAGCGGTCTGCATGGATTGAAATTCTCCACGAACACGAATCATTTCAGAACCTAATGCCTTTAATACTCCAGCACCACCAATAACCGCCAATGCTTTCTTCCAAGAAATAGCGATACCGTTGTTACTCTCTACGATTTCCTTAGCATTATCATTGTAAAGGGCGTATTCATCCCGAAGTTTCTTTACGGAAAGACGCGCTTCGGCTTGTTGTTGGGTTAATCCAAATAAAGCTGCCTTTTCTTCATCAAGAGCTTTGCGGGCAGCATTGTATTCTTCTAACTTGCTATTTGCTGATAACGGATTCCTTTTCAATGCTATACGATAAGCATCCCCAAGTCGTTTTACATCCGCTTCAATATCCTTAACTACCGCTTTTTGAGCAAGAATCTTCTCTGTGAATCCATTCACGGCCTGGGAAGCATCGAAGATTTTCCTTTTGAATCCCGTTTCCATCTCCGCTCCAGCTTTGGCTGCATTAGTCACCAACTCATCCAATCTTTGGTTGGATGCAGCAAGTTGGGCATTCAAAGCCTTGAAAGCAGCAGGAGACTGCGTGCCATCCATGCTCATTAACTCTTGTTTTAACTTCACAATTTCATTACGGAGCCTTACAACTTCTTCCCAGTCACTACCTACCTTAAAATATAATTTCGCCATATCTATTTCTTTTTCCTACGATTAGCCAATTCCTTACCACTGATTCTATTCACTTTTTGACCACCATATACTGCGTGTAATTTATCCCGTTGCATCATCAGCAAATTCCGATAAGGGATAACCTCAAACACTTCTGTATAACTCAAATGAAGCGTGTCAATCAAATGGGCTATCTGCCCGAAGAACGTTGTGTTTCCTACTGTTTCGGTCTTGCTGCCAGCATCGACACGTTCCTCATCGAGCTGACACACTGAAAAGCCGAAATATCCATCATAGAGAAACAGACTTCCAAGGCATCTTTGACTTCTTCAAAAGTGCCGTTCTCCAATTCTTTGACCAAACTATCATTCCCGCAGATGAAGCATGAAATACCTTTCAGCATATCTTCAGTAGCTTTAGGAAGCTCTTTAATAGCCTCCATGATATTATCTCCTCGCAGGGCGATATTGGAAAAATGATGAATGGCACGACAGATAACTTTAATTGTAGGCGGTTTGATGGTATAAACGATTCCACCTATCCCTACATTTTTAAAATCCAGCCCTAATAGGGCATCAGAAACCGTTTTTGCTGCTTGATTATTCATAACATTAAATTAAAAAGGCGGTGAGCAACCACCCACCGCCATCTGAAAACAATCCTTTTACTGAAAAATTATCAACCTTCCGGCACTACAACTTCCGATTCGTCAAACCACTTTTCGGAAGCCAATCCATCTACACCTGTGGAAAGGGGAACGGCCGAAACAGCCAATCCGACAGCCTTATCGGTATTAGAGCCACGGGCATTGATAGCCGCTTTCGGAAACACAACATAAACTCCGTCTTTGGTTTTACCAATCACACATTTATGAATAGGCTTATACTTGCCTCTTTCCCAATTCTTTTCTGTGGCTTTACCACCTTGTAAATCAGCCTTTGTAGCATAATCATACTCACCAATGGTGAAGTTGATTTTCACCTCACCCGGTTCAGACGTTTCCCGGTAGTACTCACCAGTCAAAGCGTTTTTGTAACGAGTTACACTTGCCTCTGCTTCTTCGTATTGATACGTGTCACCATGCACATTCTTGACCCGCTTCGTTGCTGCGTTTTTCAAGATGGTGGCTACTTCTGCGCCTGTTAATCCGGCAGCTGGAGTAGTAACCGTTTTAATCGGTTCTGCATAATACAGTTCGTCAATTTCTACTGCTGTAATCATATCATTTTACATTTAATACATTAAACAAAATTCTCACATTCACATAATGACACTTCAAAGCTGTGTCCGCTTCTGTACCGATAGAATCAATAGAGTAACGATATGTCATACCATCATAGGTGCTTACTACATCATCAAACAGCTTGCCAGCCTTTCTTTCAAGTTCGTTAAGCCGGATTGTGTTCGCTTCATTCTCGCTTAAATTGGGTACACATAGATTCACTTCTGCGAAAGATTTCTTCCAATAAGTTCCCGGCTGTTGTTTCTTCGTGTGGATGACAATCCTTTCGGACTTCAATTCACCCGTCAGCGTTTCTCCTGCTGGTACTATGTCTATTCCGAAAATCTTGCAGTCCCGGTAGAGGATGTTTCCTATGTCGGTGGTTACTATCATCGTTCAAATCTATCTTTCAATCTTTTTTCTGTCCTTATCGCTGCACTTCCTGCAACTTCAAATCCTTTGGATTCCACGAATGAAGCATAATCAGCTTCGTTTTTCAGAATTAAGCCATCTTCATTAACCTCATAATCATTCGATTCTCTCAAATGTTTTGTGTGGTCTTGATAGTTTCCGGTAGCTTTTGCATCTTCAACAAATGCCTCTCCCTCTTCTTTCATGCCAGCAACGACTTCGCTTGTTCCGTCCTCAAAGAACTGGTCAACATCCGAAAAGTCTGCATCTATTCCAACCATATTACTCTATAGGAAAAATAGTTTGTTTCCAAAGGGCTTTTAGCAACTCCTTCACCTCTTATGCTTCCATCGGCATTCAAACAACGAACCTCTGCACCTGCTTCAACCTTTGACGGCTTGTCAAAGACTACCTTGTACTTGAAATCATACAAAGCACCATTGATAGATACTTTCTTTTCCGCACTCACATCATCACAACGGCATCTGCATATATCCTGCCAGCTCTCACCACCTGTGCCGGGAATAGGTCTGCCGAACTCATCCTTATCCATCGGGGTGATAACCTTAACCTGCAATATGTGGGGAGCGAATATCATAAGAAAGTCACTTTAGGTTTGTTACTCAGTTCGTCTTTCAAACCGTACTGTTTGCACAGCCATGAGTACAATTTCATTAGGCTATCAACATAATTAGACCAAGACACAGAAAATCCGCTTTCGCTGACCGAAGATGGATTTTGTATCATCCACGGAATTTGCTTTGCACAAGCGACCTCTAATCTTGCCCGATTTTCCTCGGCAAAAGGTTCTTCACCATCCAATCCCGTTCTTGAAAGTATATTTTCAACTACAAGATTAGACGGGGTGTTCTTATCAAATACGCTTAATACAAACTCCTTGTTACTCATGGCTGATATCATTCAATATGGTGTAATCAGTTTACTATATGCGGTATAGCTATAATGCGTACAATGTTTAGATTTATAGATGTATCTGAACGGACATTTGGGAACATTAATTCGTACCCCTTGAATAGCCATTCCCTCTTTTATCGAACACATCATAGCCGGGTTATTTGCAACCAAAAACATGGGATGCGTCATGGTCAGTACAACACAATCAGCCGGAACCGTTTCCAAAGTGATAAACTGAATATCCGGCAGACCAACATCAACCGATGGATTCACGTATTCACACTTAGGAGATTCCACACTTGATGCCTGCACGCTCAACGAAACCAAAGACATCATTAAAAAACCACACATGGCAAAAATAAAATTCTTCATTCCTTTTCTGATTTATAAAATTAGACAATGGAAGAGTAGAAGCACTACCCTATCCTTTTACTCGATACCTAATGCTTCTTTCAGTTTGGCTGTTGATTCTTCATCCAGTTCTGCAACCTTAGCCAAAAGAGTTTCCTCTTTCATATTGCCGGAAGCCTGCGCACCGATAGACTTCAAAGCATCAATCAAAGCCTTCTTCTCAAACTCCTTTTCAAAGAGGGAAATTTTCACCTCTTTCTTTTCTTCAGGGGCTTTCACTTCGGGATTTTTTACCTCAATCCGTTCAGCGAGTCTGCGGCTTTCCATATCCAGCACACGGGCTTCCTCACCGACTTCAATCACTTCACCGGGAGTATAATACTTTCCGGTGAACTTGTCGCGGAAAACTGATATAACCTTTACTTTCATATCCTACCCCCTTATGCTGATTGAATGGATGCAATTTCGCTCAAATCGAAATTGGTAATCAAATCTGGATTGGAAATCTGCGGAATCCACTCTGCCGTATATTCCATGTAGCGACCGTTTTTGTCACGGTAGTTGGAGATAAGCATCTGCCCCTCTGACGGGATATAAGTACGTCCTTGTACTGGGTCTGTCGCTTCATACGGGGTATGATGGCGCATATAACCAATGTTGTCAGAAGGTAACAGAGTAATACGGTTATCCGCGTAAATCTGCACATTCTTTCCCGTCTGGTCTTTCACGTAGTCCTCCTTGATTTCAATACGCGGCAAACCGATGCCGGTGAACACTTCGGAAGCCAAAGAAGAGGAAACCAATCCCGTACTCAACTTCATTTCGTTGCTGCCGAGAATCATCTTGTACTGCTCACCAAATTCAGATGAACCAAGAATAAGCTTGTTGAAAGATGCACGAGTCATAACCATCTTGGCATAAACGCCATAGTCCGGTGCCAAGGAATGAAGTTTCTCTCTCAAATAAGAGATAAACATATTCTTTCCGTCCACAACCACATCTCCACTTTTCGGCTTGATAAAATTGAACGGAAGGGTAATCTCCAGCAGTTTATTATTGGTCTGACCGGAAGTGATTGCAGCGTCTTTGTTGTAAACGGTGGCTTCACCAAGCATCAACAGCGCACCGACAATAATATCCATACGCTTGTGGGCGGCAAGGGTAATCTGACGGTAGTCGTCTGCCAGGAAGTTTACAATCTCTTCCATTGCAGCCTTTTGGTCGGCTGGCTTAGCGGCATTGAACTTGTCAATCAAATCCTGCAATTCAGAAAGACGGTCAATAGACATCTGATAAGCATCACCCAAATAGGCAATCTCACCATATCCGGAACCGATGTTCCGACGTTCACGGATGGGTTTCTCTCCAAAACGCGAATTGATGGAGCCGGCCATAACTCCGGTTACAGAACCGATATAATCCTTGAACACACGAGTAGTCACTCTGCGGAAAGTAAGATACTGCTGCCAATAGATTGTGTCCTTGCGTGTCTGGTTCACACGTCTGATGATAGCGGAAACAATATTCGCATCATCGAATAATGTTTGAATCGTTAAAAACATATCCTACCTCCTTACTCGTTAAATTCAAACCATCCCTTCATGTTGGCTTTATCGTTCTCGGAGAACGGCATAACCAATTTTGAGGGTTCAATTTCTGCGGCTGTACGAAGCAATGAAACCAATGTGATTCCGTCCTCAACCTTTGTACGGTTAAACAGAGCCGAATTAGCCACATGCTTTTGCTTTAAACCATCAACTGCAACCGCATTGAATAATACGGCATCTTTGGCGATATTCTCACCAAAAGCAGCCTTGATAGTCAATACATCATAACCGGCATTAGACTTATCAATTGCCGTTACTTCTGCACCTTTCTTGCCACTTCCGACAAACATACCCACATAAGCCAAAGAGTTCTTGGCTACTTTGATAGACAAAGCCTCTTCACCAGTGGTATAGGCTTCCACAACTCTCACATTGATTACCGCATAAGCGAACTTGTTTTTCAAGTCCGCACAAATCGGTGTAAATCCGGGAAGAAAACTTCCCACTACCAGGTTCTGCGTGTCGAGTTTGAACGGGCCACGTCTACGAATACCGGTCTGGACATCGTAGCGTTCCTCTTGCTCAACGGGCGGAACTAAATCATACTTAAATCCTGCTGACATAATTAATTCTTGTTTTGTTCAACAATAGTTTTCGTTCCCTCGTCAATCATCTTAGCGATAGATTCAGATTCTTTCTCAATCTTCTCTTCTGCCGTTTCGGGAGGGGTTACGCCCTTGAAGCCGTCATTTGCGAACTCCTGCTTCAAGTCCTTGAAATATGCGTCCAAGTCCTCATCGTCCTTGATGGCGCATCGTTTGGCGTAGTTTTCGGGAATACCATACTCCTTTGCCTTTGCCATAATCTGCTCCTGCCGGGTAGCTTGTAACTTCTCTGTCTCGAATTGAGCGAGCTTATCAGAAAGAGGTTTAACGGCTGCACTCACTGCGTTAGCAATAATAGCCGCCATGTCGTCCGTCTTATCTTCCAGCTTCGGATTAGGGTTAGGATTGGGATTAGGATTCTCAATTGACTTACCGTCTTTAAGGTTATGTTTCTTCTCGTAGTTGGAAACTGCGGTCTTGGAAGCATCCCCGGCACGGAAATCACCATAGGAATTTAGCACGTCCGAGAAGCTGATACCCTCAACAATGGAGTTTACCTTTGTCTCGTCCGTTACACCCTCTGCCTTCTTAGTGGCAATTCGGGTTAAGATAGCAGTGTCCACCCCAGTAAACTTCTGTTGCAGCCCTGCCAAGATTTGTTCTAAGATTGTCATACCGTATGAATTTGATTTATAAATTTCTACGGTAAATTTCGGCATTAATAAGCTATGTGAAAAATTATCAGATAGGTGATACACGACAATGAAACGATTGTCGTAAAATGGTATAAAAAAGGCGTGAAACCGAATGGAATCACGCCTAAATAAAGTATTGTAACTTATGCCGGTACAGCCATTAATTCACGCCCTACTGAACGTATTGTTTCTATAATATCTTCAAAACGTTTCTTAGACGGCTTCTTTGTTCCGCTTACATATTGAGCAAACAAACTCTGAGAAATACCTAAACGTCGTGCTATGGCAGCAGCATTCAATTCAGGATGAGCTATAAATAAATCATAAAGAGGATTAGATTTCCTTTCCCGAAAGAATCCCTCAAAACTCAAATCTTCATCAAGCTCTCTCCAATGTATTCCGTCATGGCTCGTTGTGAAATTTGCGCGCTGCGCAGGAGTAGCCCATTTCAGCCTTTGGAAATCTGAAAACTTCTCACATGCCTCCTTCCCGTCAGTGGTACGTATCCATACCTCCGTATCAGTCAACCATACCTTTTCAACTATGATATTTTCCATAACCACTTATTTTGATTTATTAAAAAATTTATTCCAATGCTCTGCTATTACTTCTTGATTTTCTTCTATAACTGATTCTACAAGTTTCAGTTCAGATGACTTCAAGCCATTATTTTTGATTAATGTAACTGGAAATAAAGTGAATTTAGCACTTACATCCCCTTTGATTACATGAACATGTATAGGCTCATGGTCATTAGCGTAAAACATAAAACGAAAACCAAATAAAATAAATATCGTTGGCATACCTTTCTCTATTGATTACCCTACAAATATAGGTAATTATTTAATTACCTACAACTATTCAAGCAAAAAATTAGCGGCAATTCTTTGATGTTGCCGCAAAATATTCTATTTTTCTTGTACTAAAATTATAATCCCTATAATTTTTCTGACTAAGAGGCGTTTTTCTGTCCCTTATTTCCGATTTGCTCATTCTTTGCCGCTTGCTCCTCCTTGATTTCTGCAAGCTCCTCTTCTATGCGACTTATGGTATAGGCTTTTGTCCTGCGCTTGTCAGTTTTTGATTTAATGCAGCTTTCATCTTAGCAGCTTTAGCAGCTTGAACAAAATACAAATCAAAAAGAAGCTCCAAAACGTCCAATAAGAACTCTGCTTCATTAGGTTCTACATCTAATATTTCACCAGAAGCTTGGTCTTCCATTCCATGAGCAGCAATATTCCCAAAACCACGTATTATTTCCAAGTTGTCGCTTATGTATGATGGGAGTTTATTAGTTGCTATTAGCTTATCAATCTCCGTTTTGAGATTTCGTTCTTTAATACCTTCTTTCAGACGGATTATATTCTGTAAGCATCTACGACTTAAGGCTGCACTTGCTTTGGGGCTAAATGGAAGTACCAAACAGGCTTCATTATAATCTTCAGCAAACTTAGATTCAACTTCAGGAGCAGCAGGCATTCTACCGCTTCCTACAGGGAATAGTTGTTTAAAATTGCAGGAATGTTGTTCTTTTATAGATATTGTACCGTCATGGTATTGATTAGCATTGTTTGCCTGTCCCAAAAGTACAATAGGCTTATCACATTCACTATTTGGACATCTCATATAGAATAGACTATAAAAAATATTTCCATATTTTCCTATGTATTTTTCTGAGAAATCTACATTTACTTCTACCTGACAATGTGGACATTTCATATCTTTAATATTTAATTTGTTACAATTTTCCAACTAAATTCTTCACATCCTCCGCAGACTTCACCTCATGTACGGTATCACCTACTTTTACGAAGCCTACTATATCTCCGGTGTTTGACTTCTCAAATAGTTCAGTTACTGGGACACCCAAAGCATCGGCGATTTTTTCCAATGTACCAATAGTGGGGTTGCCATTAATTGCTTTTGATAGCCCAACTCGTGACAAGCCTATTTTTTCAGCTAGTTCAGTTTGATTGATTCCTGCCTCTTTACATAGTTCTAAAATTCTAAATCTCATATATGTATATATTTAGTTTACTCTCATTATTTATGGCAAAGTTACTCAAAGTTTTCATATTAGCTAAATAAGACAACTAAAAGTATTCTTTTTATAGTTTATTAACTATATCTATTTTGCTAATTGAATACTTATAGTTTGCTTTGTAACATCAAAATGATAACTAAAAGTATAATTTAAAACATATAAGAGTATGAGCACAAAATTTAGAAGTCAGATGAAAGAAGTAATGCAAATGGCATGGTCTTTTGTTCGCAAGAACGGTCATTCAATGAGTGAAGCGTTAAAATGCGCATGGGCTAATTTTAAGCTGAAAGCAGTTTTGAAAGTGAAGATAGTAGAGTTTTACTTCAAAAAGACTGACGGCACGTTACGTCAAGCCTTTGGCACTCTCAAAGAGAATCTTATCGGTGAGATAAAGGGTACTGGCAGAAAGCCGAATGACAATCTGCAAGTGTACTGGGACACTGAAAAAGAAGAGTATAGATGTTTCAAGAAGTGCAACCTTATAAAGATAGCTTGATTATGAGAAAAGACCCCTATGGCAACTATATAACCTGCTTAACAGGTAAGCAGTTCTGCCAATTAAGAAGTATATCTGAAAAGGTGCAACCATATCTACCATTTACAGAAGTGGCATTTCTTGAGCTGATAAAAATAGCTTCTGCAATAATATTTAATAAAGGATTTAACAACTCTCATTTATCGGTACGAAACGGATTGGTGCGTTTTAAAAACAAGTTCTACATGAATGGCTTAAAGATAAATACACATTGTTTGACAGATGAACAATACAAATATTTATGGCAATTTGATACGCCACGTATGGACGCTTTCATGACAAAGTATAAACCAATAGAACGTGATGTTTTTGTAATGACATTCAGAGCTTGTAAACGCTATATGATTACAGGCATGACTAAAGAATCAGAAGATACGCTAATTGAAAGGCTTATTTCAATATCAAATCTTATGAGATAACACGATTATCCAAAGGCAGTCTTTGCACGACTTTAAAGGCTGCCTTTATTATTCACTCTTAAATGAAATAAGTATGGACGAAATTTGGAAAGACATTGAAGGGTACGAAGACGATTATCAAGTATCAAATTTAGGTAGGGTAAAATCCTTGCCAAAGAAATGCTGGAACGGTAAAGGATATTGGTTTAGAGATGGACGCATTTTAATACCCATAAAAAGCAAAAAGGGGTATTTGAATGTATGGTGCAGAAAGCGCATATTTAAAGTTCATCGCTTGGTCGCAAATGCTTTTATACCTAATCCGCAAAACCTACCACAAGTAAACCACATAGACGGTGATAAAACCAATAATTGCGTTACTAATCTTGAATGGGTTACTGATGGTGAAAACTTACTACACGCATATAGGGTTCTTGGTAGAAAGCAAAAGACTGGCAAAAACCACCATAATTCACGAGCTGTTCTACAATTAAAAGACGGCAAAATGATGGTATTGGCGCAGACGGGTAACTTTACGGATGAGGATAGACAGACGTACATCCTTATCGATACGGTGGGCGGCAACAACTGCATCACTTTCTTTGACCACGCCAATACATGGGATGTCGAGCCGGCACAAGAGATGTCGTGGATTGGCAAGAAGAAAGGCCGTACCGTACATGGCATTCCGGCCGACAACTACTCGGCTGTTTTTCGCCACGTCATCATGTCCGGCAAGATATTCCAGGTGGATGACATCACCGGCGAGGCTTTCCGGGTACCGCTATTTAAAGGTACGTGGAAAAAGGGTGAGAAGTATGCCTATTATGATGAGGTGACGCATAACGGCAGCTCATGGATATGTGTCAATGAGAAAGGCACGTCTACAGAACCGGCAGACGGCAATGCCGACTGGCTGAAATATGCGGCCAAGGGGGACAAGGGAGATGTGGGTACCGGTATCACCAACTGCGGAGACTGGCAGACCGGAAAGCATATACCTTACATGGGTATTACCAAGATGGCCGGACGTGTGTTTTTATGTGTCGCTCCTGATGGTACCGACAATCCTCCGATGTGGACTCAGACGACCAATGAGGGAAGACGCATCCTGCAGACGCAGAACGGTGGAAAGAGCTACGGATATACCATTACCGGGGACTTGAATACGGCCGAGTATGAGCTGCTGGTGGAGAACGGCCAGGACGGGCGTGACGGTAGGGATTATGAGTGGATATTCAAGCATACGACAGAGAATATCGCTCCGGCAACCCCTGCCACCTCGCAGGTGGATGACTATGTTCCGTCCGGCTGGCACGATGACCCGATTGGTGTCAGCGAGAGCCTGCCATACGAGTGGGCTTGCTGCCGCACGAAGAAGGACGGTGTATGGAGTGCGTTTTCACCGGCAGCCATCTGGGCCAAGTGGGGCTTTGACGGTGAGTCGGCCATTGTAGCCGATTTCGACAACGAGATGGAGAGCATTGCCTTGACATACGAAGGAAAGACTGTTTCGCAGTCCGTGCTCAATACAACCGTCGGCATGTGGTATGGTACGAAGAAACTACAGCTCAAGTCCATCTCATGCGTGACCCCGGCAGGTGTCACGGAGAGCTACAATGTCAATACGGGTGTGATAGCGTTTACCGTGGCTTCCGGAATTTCGATGCCTGCACGCTCAGAGGTCAGGATAACCGTTACGGCTACGGTACAGGATACGGATATAAGCCGTGAGCTGGTGTTCACCATTGCCGGTGTACGTGCCGGTAATCCGGGCAGTGATGCGATACTCTATAGGCTGGTGCCTTCCGTATCTTCAGTAAGCAAGCGGAAGGATGGTACCTACAGTGTGGCAAGCGTGTCATGCACACGCACCAAGTCTGTAGGCGGTACCACTTCCATCACGACTGACGGTGTGCTGAAATACAGTAAGGACGGTGGTTCGGAGGTCGAGATACAGAACGGCACGGCCATTTCCCCGAAGAACTTCACGACGCAGCTGCAGTTCGTGTTCTACGTGGGTGGGCAGGTCGTGGACCGGGAAACTATACCCATGGTTGTGGACGGCAACGACGGTAATCCAGGAAAACCTGGCGGTGACGGCGAATCCGTCAAGGCTGGCGGTGAGTGGCGCACGGCTAATACTCCATACAAAAAGCTCACCATCTGTACGATGGGGAGTCGCTCCTGGCTCTCAAAGGTTGACACTTCGAATCCACCTCTATGGACTCAGACAACTCATGACGGGAGGCGAATCACTCAGACCCAGAACGGCGGCAAGTCCTACGGTTATATTATTACCGAAGAAGTGAACACCGACGAATGGGAACAACTGACATCAGACGGCGGCATGGTCTATCTCATCAGTACATGCAGCAATATCCGGGTGAGCAATGCCGGTTCGCTTGTTCCTTCAGCTTTCCGCGTCTATGCCAAGCGGACGCTTGGTAGCGCCACATTGACTTATCCGGACGGATATCTGACCGCACGGGGGTACAGCAACGGGATATGGAGCGCCATCGCAGGGCCTTCGAGGGCTTCCGAGATTACGGTCAACGCTTCTGCAGGGTATTCAACGTTTTCAGTCCGCTGTTACCAGAGCCAGGCTGACGCTTCGGCATGGAATGACAGTTTCATTGCGGAGATATCAGTGGGTGTCAGCTATGACGGAGCAAGCGGACGAGACGCCAGCGAGCCGCGTCCGAGAGGTTTTTTCGCCAAAGGTAACACGTATGTGTGGAATGAAGATTACCATGACATCGTACTGGCCACATTTAACAATCGCACCATTCCGTTCAGGGTACGGGCATACGGTACGTCGGTCACTGTCGCACCTACCTCGATAGACGGTGATGCTAATTGGGAGGCGGCACAGCAGTATATGTTTGTAGCCATGGACCTGGCCTTAGCAAGAAAGATACGTTCCGATGAAATCTATGTGGATGATTTGGTGGTACAGAATGTACTGGCAAGGGATAAAACCGGTAAAGCCATGTGCCAGATTGACGGGGAGAATGGTGGCATTGGGTTCCTGGCCGGAGGCAATATCCGATGGGATGCCAATGGTAATGTGTTCCAGGACGCCTCAATTTTCCGAAAGCTGAAACTTCTGGAGTCGAAATCCGATTCGTATGAATACTACCTGGATTTCAATACCGGGTTGAACTTTGAAATATCCCGGATATACTCACTTCCAACGCAAGAGGAAACAATATACCTGCCGAATGCGGCAGACTATGAAGGTGGAGAGTGCATGCTGTATAATGGAGGAATCTATACCCGTCTTACAGCACCTGCAAGCATAAAAGTCGCAGGTGGAGGCAGCTTTATCATAGACGGAGAATACTATTCTAAAATAGTTGTCCCGTCGCTTTCCCTTGCTCAATTCAAGGCCGTAGCGACATACTCTGATGGCGTAAAGGATGGGGTGAAATGGGTTCTAATATCAGGAAAAGCGGAATCGAGAACTTAAAATATCAGTGTTATGAAAGTTTTTTATGAAAGCAAGTTAGCAAAATGGCTGCTGTGGCAGGGCTACAACACCATCACATTGGGATGCTTCGTCTTCACCAAGAAAAGCAAGGAGGAGATGAAGCAGAGTGCACTTAACCATGAGGCGATTCATGTGCGCCAATGGGAAGAATGTATGATTGCATCGGCTGTGCTGCTGACGGTAATCATGCTGTTTACCGGATTCAACTTATGGGTATATCTACTTTGCCCGTTGTGGTTCTACCTTCAGTATGGGTTGGAGTATGCGATTTCATACGTTTATCACTTATGCCGTAACCGATGCTGGGTGAATGTGGGTGATAAGGCTTACGGAAATTCAGCGTTTGAAATGGAAGCGGAAGCTAACGAAGAGGTAGACGGTTATCTTGATGTGAGAACTCCTTTTGAGTTCTTCAGATACTACGGGAAAATTTGATTTATAATTTACAAAACGAGAATAAAAACAAAATGTTAAATCGAGTATAATTTCCATCCGGAAATTATGCCCCTTAAATGTATTAAGTATGGCAGATGATATTAAGGAAAATGCGATGAGTGGTGGAACTCCGGCACGGTTACGTGGGCTGGCGGCAAACGGCAACAGTATATCACCGACATTGGAAGAGGTAATGAATGAGATGGGAATACACACCTATAGCTTTACATTGGCGGCAAAAGAGGAAAAAGACCTTGGCGACTTGGGGTACGGTATGTATTTGCTTGCATCCCCCAACAATGCAGCAACTGCTATATTTGCTTTTGGTTCCTATTCAAAAGGTTTTGTGTCAGATGCAGGTTCAAATTTTTACTGTGATTATACAGATGGGACTAAAGGTGTTGCTTTCGGTCGAAAAACGACAAATGGTAGCTTTTTTATCAAAAACAACAGAAGCACTGACACATGAGGATGTAAATTAAACTGTGTCAGCAAGGAATAAAGTATTAACTTTGCTAACACAGTTTTTTTTATGAAAGAAGAATTTGATTTCGAGAGTATC